TTGTTGCACCTGTTGTGCCTTGTACTTGTTTGTGAAGGCGAAGTTCAAGAAGGCACCAGTTGTTGTACCTGAATCGGAATTGTCATCACCAACGATGCGATACTTCAATCCCTTCTTTTCCAAATCTTTCGGGATGTTATAATACCATTGCTTGGTGTATCGTTGGTCAATAGGTTCAATCGGGACAATGAATATCATATTAGCACACTCGGAAGCACATTGGTTAATACAGCACCATTCTCTCCATCCTCACTCACACCTACTTCAACATAACGACTAGGATAATTTTTCACAATGTATTCAATCAATTCTTCTGCTAACATTTCACAGCTCTTGTAATCAATGTTCATGGTGCCTTGATATAAATTTTCCAATTCACGCTTAAATAGGATGAATTCAATGTCTCGGTCATTGTGTGTCACAGACACACGAACACGGAAATGAAACATATGCCGATGTGGGTAACCAAGAAATTGAACATCCGCCAACTTCGGATCATCTAAAGCAGCAGGATACTTGTGTATCCCTTCTTTTTGAAAAGTGACTTCAATGTACCGTGATATAAACATTAGAAATCCTCCGGGAGGCTAGTAGGTTGTCCATCTTCAATGGCTGTGCTATCTAAACTTGTACCTGCATGACGCAACCAATGTTCAAAATCTTGCTTGGTTTTGACATTTCTCATGTCATTGATTGCTGAATAGGTTTTCTTATTCACCAAATCATGTGCCAATGTGAAATCATTAGCCACGGATTCTACATGACGAATAAAGTTCATGGTGCTTCCTACAAAATAGGAGCTGAATGCTTCAATGGGAGGAAGAAAATTACCATTATGTAACTTTTGATAGGCACGAACAGGAACATTCATCGCCTCCATGAAGAAATCATCTTCAACATGGTAATCCTTTACATAGTTTCGGATGTCAGCATTAATGAAGCTGTAATCTTCAACTCCTTGGATTCCATTTTCTGTTTGATAGGTTCCTTCATCATCAACAAACAATCTACCTGGTGTCACCCATTGAAAGTCAGGTCCATAATATCTTCCCATCTGCACACCAGATGTATGAGTGGTGCTATCATAGCTGATTAACGTGTTTTGATACACCTCATGATTCTTCATGGCAATCACAGGAAGCAATCGTGACACAGAACCCACACCCAACAAATGGAAGTGATGGGTTGTTTGTGAAAGTGGGAGTTGTGTGTAATAGAATGCTCGCTTACAATCTTCAAGTGTGCCAGTACCCAATGCCACAGCTCCCAACGCCACACCACCAATTCTGTCATGAAGTTCCTTGGGAATTTCCTCCAATGCCAGTTCTGTCCAACGAACATAACTTTCCAAATCATTGCCTTGTGCAATAAAGAAAGGACGAGCCTCAGACTTCATCTTGTTGAACGTTTCAATCTGGTCACGAATGTTTCTTCCAGACTCACGTGCGCACCATTCAAACTTTTCTCTATCAAAATATTTGCTAGAAGTATCTGAACGTGCTGAACGAGTGGATTTCAATGATACAGGAATCTCGTCGAAACTCATGGCACAATCAGAGTATAATCCTTGATTGGTGTACACATCTTGTTTCAATTCTGGTGTGATGGTCTTGCCCAAAGTAATCATTTGTAGACCACCTGAGTCGGCGTAAATCTGGTTCACACCCTTGCCACGATACACACCCTTGAAGAATTCACCAAATTCCTTTTCAATGAAGGCGTTATACAAAAAAGAAAATTCATGATTATGTTTGCCACGAAGTAATGCCCAAATATCATTTAACCGTGCAGCAGTTGCTCCGGAGTGCGATTCTTTAAATCTCACACGAAGAAATGATAATCCTGATGCAACATATTCAAATTTCATATCAACTCCGGAATAATTTAATCAGATGATTGGTCTGATAAATGGCATCATCTAATGCATTATGATACGTACCTGTTCTATCTTCAAAGGGAAGAACAATCACTTCTTTAATAGTTCTATAACATCTATCCAACCAGGGAGTCCACGGACGTTGCATACCCATTGCCTTATAGGCATTTTCTATAATCACATTATCAAATCCTGCTCCACACCCCCACGTAGGCATTCCCTTCACACCATACCATTTAGAAAATTGTGTGAGAGCTTCTTGAAGTGGAAGATTGTCTTTGCGAAGCATCTCCAACACTTCTTTAGGTTGCTTTGCCCACCACCGAACCGTGTCAGAAGAAATGTGTAATCCATGCTTCTTGCAATCTGCTGCATCCACGGTGCAATAAAACTTGTCCATGATACCCTCATCAATGGAAAATTTCACAGCACCAATGGAACAAATGGCAGCGTTGGATTCAGTACTCATCGTTTCCAAATCCAACATCACGTTCACATCATTATTGAATGCCATGTTACTTGATGAGATGCATGAACTCGGCGCGAAGTGCTGGATCCGCCTTGAAGGCACCACCCAACTTGCTTGTGATGGTGTTGGAGTGCGGGTCTTCCACACCGCGTGCCTTTACACAGAAATGTTCAGCATCAATCACCACAGCAACATCATCAGTTTCCAAAATGAAGGCAAGAGCATGATAGATTTGTTCAGCCAAACGCTCTTGTACTTGTGGACGGCGTGAGAAATATTCCACAACACGATTCAACTTGCTAAGACCCAACACCTTCTTTCTAGGAATATATGCTACATGAGCCACACCATGAATTGTAACAAAGTGATGTTCACAGCAAGAGGTCACGGTGATGTTCTTCTCCAACACCATCTCATCGTACCCCATCTTGTTTTCAATGGCAGTACACTTCGGGAACATGGCGGCATCCAATCCCCAGAACAATTCATTCACAAACATCTTGGCGACACGAGCGGGACTATCTTGAAGGCTGTCATCAGTCAAGTCCATGCCAAGAGTTTCCATGATGGCTGTGAAATGCTTTTCAATCTTCTTCACCTTTTTGTCGGCATATTCACCTGTTTGTACCGTAGGCGTTTCCACGCCAAGAGATTGAAGATGCTTGTGAACTCGAAGTCCTAGTTCCGGGTCACACTTGCCCAAGGCGTTTCGAATGGCGTTTGCGTTATAACGTTGTTGTGATTTCATATTATCTCCCGATGATGTTTCCAAATACATAACATTGATTTCTGGTTGCCACATTATATCCCCGATTCATCGCCTCGACACACAAATTGGCAATGTCAGGATGTTCTTGTGCATCCTTTGTGGCACCCACAGGCATAATCCACACAGGAGGCATAAACTTCCCACACTTAAACTTAATTCTTTCTAGATGTGTGTCAAGTTCTTTCCAGTTTTCAGATGTACCATTACATACAAACTTCAATACTGAAGTGGCAAGCGTGTACATGGAATAATCTGTAATGATTTCAGGAATTGTGGCATCTTGTTCACCTGACACCGTGAACAACTTGGGACTCATAGCCCAATGCCAACGTGTACCACCCATTTGTCGGAAATCATTGGCGATGAATCTCCGAAGCTCATCAGACAATGGCTTTGTGGCATTGGTTTCAATAGTCACAATTTTTGGCATATTGCCACGATTATACAGCTCCACCAATGTTGCCATAATGGCTTTTTGCTGTAACATGGGCTCACCACCTGTGAAACACATCATCACTGGTTGACCTGTCTTTGGATGAACGAACAATCCTTCTGGGTTATGTTCACTCTTGTTGGCGGCAACCAATCTATCAACCAATTCCACAATATCAACATCATGAGCCAGATGCTTGTATTTTGCCGACCATGAATAGGAACTATCACACCCGGTTGACCACACAGGGAGTTCCTCCACCTTATTTACAGTGGAAATATCAAATGTTTCATATGGTAGCACATAGGTGCTTGGGTCAGTGGGATTCTTTTGACCAAATCCATGACAATTTAAATTACAACCAAAGAATCGAAGCCAGACGGCGGGAACACCTGCCATTTCCGCCTCACCTTGAAATGAATAGAAAATTTCAGAATACCGAATTCGCATAATAGTCTCCTCAATGTAGTATCAGTAATATAGAACTATTTAGGTGAAAGTCAAGTGTTACTCGTACTCAATTTCTCCCATTTCAATTGCTTCATCCATTCGAATGACATCAATGTGTTGAGATTCATCCACCAGAACTTCATCATCCAATTTCTGAAGATATTTTGGTTTTCTGGTCATCTTCTTTTCTTTTTTGGTTTCATGCAACTCTTGTTGTGCCGTATCAGCTTGTTGCTTCAAATATTTTATCAAACCATTATCATAGTTGCCTTCGTCATGTGCTTGACGAATAATCCCTTCGATATCCAAAGATTCAATATACTTGTATTTGATTTGTAAATGTTTCTTTTCCTTTTGAATACGCCGAATGAAAGCATAATAGGTGATTTGCGTGAAATAGGAAAAAGGATTGCTGGATTTCTTGGGATCAAAATTGTCCATGTAAATTAAACAATTTTCAATGGCATCCAGAATCATATCTTCACGGAAACTGTAATTGATGAAATTGCTTTTGTATGCCAGATGGTTGGCTATCTTGATGAAGCAATCACCAATGTAATCGGAAACTTGTGGGCGTTCTTCATTGTTCCTTTTCGCCCGAGCAACTTCTTTCTTGTATTCTATTAATGCCGCAAGAAATTGCTTGTTGTCTATGTAATGTTTACTATTGTCCTTCTTCGCCATAATATTCTCCATAATCTTCGTCAATCTCAATGATTCTCACATCCCCATTATTTACTTCACGAAGTAATTCATCAGCAGCATCAGACCGTTCTTCTTGGTCTAGAATTTTCTTTCGTGTTTCTTTGGCTTGTGAAATGTAATTGACATATTGTTGTTTAACTTCTTTTTTCAAATCACCTATGGTGAGTACCACATCTGTACTAATGGTGAATTCTTCACCGTCACTTAGCCCCATCCAAGGACGAAGCATGAAACTTTCTCCCACAACATGGTTGCCCTTTCGCATTTCCTTCATGGGGACAACTTGAACAGGTACATTTAATTGAAGATGTGTTTCTGATGCCGGTGATTTAATGTCCCGTTCCATGGAACATAAAATGTTTTCACCTGTTTTTACTCGCTCAATTAGATGCAATAATGTGTAATTTTTATGCGACTTCCATGATAAGTTATCACCAATATCATATAACTTACAACTTGTTTTTTGTTCACCTAAACGCAATCCTCGACCAATACTTTGTAAGTTTCTGATACGAGATTTTGTAGGTGAAGCAAACACAATATTATGGAGATTTCTAATATTTATGCCTGTAGAGAAGGTACCGTACGAAGCCAAGATGATGGCATTTGTAGATTCTTCTGTGATGGCACGAACTTGTTCTCTGTCTCCTGCTTCCACACCACCGTGAACAAAGAATAGTTCTCGACCATCTTCCAACTTTTCACTAATCATATCATATAAAGGTTCACCATGTTTCTCAACATATTGATACAACACCAAGGTGTTGCCTTTCTGGTCCAACACAAGATTGCGAATGAACTTGTTTCGTTTTGGATGCGTCACCAACCAATCAATTTCTTCTTGATAGCTGAATTTCTTGCATAATTGTTTTTCTTCATCTGTGTAATCTAATGTCACACATCGAATTTTCAAGTCGGCAAGTTGTTGTGTGTCCATCAACTTCTTGGTGCTGGTGACTTTGTACACGGCACCAAATAATCCTTCCAATACTAACCGATGCGTCTTGGTACCATCAAGTGTGCCTGTGGTGCCAATCTTATATGGTGCCTTGGTGCACTTGTGTAAGATGGAAGACAACGACTTGGCTTTGAACAAATGGCACTCATCTCCATAAATGACATCGAAGTTTTCAAAGAAACTTTTTGGCATCTTGTAGATGCTTTGCCATGTGGAAATCACCACAGGCACGTTTGTGATTTTTTCTTTGCCTGAATAGATGCGAGTGCAATTCTCGGACGCCTTCCAATCGGATCCTGTGGCGTAATCGGCAAAATCTCCATACATTTGTTCCACAAGACTTGTGGTGGGAACAATGATGAGCTGCCTACGATTATGTTGTTGATGCCAACGCACCAACGTGTAAATGATAAGGCTTTTACCACTTGCTGTTGGAGACAACAGAAGTGTTCGTCCAGTTTTAATTGCTTCTTGAACAGCGTCAGCTTGATAATCTCGGATGTTTACTGGCTTGCCGTTCGAGTGGTAGTTCAGAGAAGCAATAAACGAAGCAACGTCACCGACATCAGAGACAGGCCGACACTTGTTAACAAATGCATAGCCGTTTCTTTTACAAAATTCTTCGACATAAGAAGATAATCCCACATACAATTCTTTGGTGAACAAACTCAATAGTCGAATTTTTCCATCCCAAAGTTTTGCACGATACTGAGGTGTGAATTGTGCGCCAGGTACAGCAAACGTGAAGAAGTCATTCATCTCCAACAACACATCAGGTTCTGCGTCCACTCGGAGATAAACTTCATCTTTTTTATTTATCGTAACTGTACTCACAAGCCACCGTTCGTGAACTTATACCATTCAATGGCAGACTTCACATCCCAGGTTCTGCTATTGATGCTTTTCAATATTTGTTCCAATTGAAACAGCACCGTTTTAATGTACTCCAACTTGTCCATGCTTTGAATGATGTCATCATCCGTGGTCATGACTTCATCCATTTCATTCTTTAATGGACGATTGTTGAGATATTGGTCCCATCCCAATTCAGCTAGTTCTTCTTTGGACAATTCACCACGATAATAGCGATACTTCAACTTGCGTAAACGAAGATAATCGGCTTCGGCTTTTCTGAATTGAAGCCGAACCGAGGATAACATATTTAAATATTTGGCGTGTAGTTCTGGAACACGGGCAGCAGAACGACCCAGATTGGTTTGATCCACTTTGCAATCTTCTGCCCACATTGTTTGGATTTCATTCAATTTCATAGAACCTCCTCAGAATAGTAATAATATACTAGTTTTACATCATTTGTCAAGATGTCAATGAATCCACCGTGAACATTCTGTATCGGAACGTGGCTTGTGCTGTGAAATATTGTGTGTTGCCAGTTGAAATGTCAAACTCCACACCAGATAATGAAGTGGGGAAACAATCCATGAAATTTAACCGTGCCACAGGAAGATTGTCGGAATCCATGACCAATAACGAGGCATCGCTATATTCTGTCAAGTCAGAAGAACGAATGGCTGGACGAGCATTCACCGTGGCATCACCTGCTCCAGGTTCTGGCATCCGGAATGATTGTTGTGTGAAGCGTTGTTGAAATTGGCTATGATTTTCTGGGAACCCTAATGCCATCATCCAGTTGTATAATTCAATGTAGTTGGCCATGTCCTCTTGAATCATGAACTTGATGTTGAATTCACCAAAATCAATTTTTTCACCTGGTCGTGGAATATCCACTAATGGTGTACTTTGTAATACATATCCTAGACTGATGCTAGGTAATGAGGCGGCTTGGCAGAAATAGGTGACTTTTGGTAAACTTTGAATCAAGAACCGAAAACTATTGGGACGTAGAAAATCCAATTCTTCAGGTTGACGATTCACCCATAATGCTTCGCTTGATGTCAGTTTTGATGAGGTAGTTGGCATGGTGAAATCCGAGACTTGACTGGGACTTGACAATAGTGTAAACTTACTATGTCCGGAATGAAGTTAATAATGCTATAATATTTATATAGCAAAATGAATGGATAGCAAAGGAAAGGGGAGAGTCCCGAAGAACTCTCCCTTCCTTTTTTTGCTTACCTACTACTTCTATTATTATAGAAGGTTTGTTACTGCGAACAAACGATAGTAGTGGTTACGGTCAGCAGTGAATGTATCTGCATCTGTTGTACCGTCTGATTGTGTTACGAATGGATTTGCAATCATACCGTAACGTGTCTTGAATCCAATCTTAGGTTGGAATGTTGATGGGTCGATTGCGCGAACCATTTGGAGAGGAACGTATGGGCAGTAGAACAAACCTGCGTCATATGCGTTTGAAC